TCAGTTTATTACCATCATCTTTGGTGGATTTAATAAGTGATAAATGTAGTTCAATTTCAGTATCCATAGCCCAAATCAAACTGTCTAAATCATGTAATCTTTGTGCATCTTTGAATAAGTTTCGTTTGTCAAAACTACACCAGGCAACAGCATTTTTTAACTTATAAAAGTTCTTTTCTGTAAAAGTTCCCGATACAGTGACTGTATAAGAACCTTTTTTGTTTTTCTTTACATGATACTTTTCATATACAGTATAAGAATTCTTACTTTCTGGAAAAATTAATATAGATCCTAAAGATTTGATTTCTTTTTCACTAACTTTTTCCAAAGCAGAAAGTATCTTATCATTCATAGTTTGATACCTCAAAATATATGTTTTTAAGTTCCTCAGTAATATCTAGTGTATTTGAAATTTTATCAAATTCAGTTCCGCACTTGATCATAGGTACTCCATTACAATCACTATATAATGCTCCTAATTCTGTTATACCATCATCAAATACACTTCTATGACTTACTGTAAACTCAAATTGCCAACATTTAACTTTTTCTGTACTTTCATATAGATAGCCAAATTTGTTAAATTCAGTGAATTCAATCTCTGAAACTTTTGGATTTTTAATAATCTCAGGCTGACTACGCATATTAATTGCTTGTAATATAGTGTCAAAATTACATTGTGTATTACGCTTATAATACCATGTTTCATCCTCTCCGGCTGGAGGTTTTTGTCGGTTAAGTACACCAGTATATGTTATATCAAATAGTGTATAGCAAGTTATCAAATACATACTGATATTTATAGCCACAAAAAAACCCGAGAAATTCTCGGGCCTTTTGTCAAAACTAATTAGATTAGTTTGTGAATGTAGCTGTCATTGAGCCTGTTGTTGTGTTAGCTGTACCAGCATTTGTCAATGCTGTGTTAACTGCTGCAACAACGTTAGCTGCTGTGTCACTAGCACCAGGTGCTGTAGACCATGCATCTGTAGGATATACAGCAACTGCTAATGTATCTGTACTAGCACTTGTGTACTCATAGATGTAAACTGTAGCCAATTGTTGAATTGTCTGAATGATTGTGTTAACTTGACTTGTGCTGAAGTGTGAACCACTAGCTGCACTGATTGTGAAGTAGTCTAGTTTAGGACCTTGAGGTTGTACTGTTGCGCCAGAAACAACTGCGTTTAAACCATTTGACCAACCTGCGCCTGCACTGTTAGCAACGCCTTGATCTAATACTACGACTGGTTGATAGTCACCGTGAACTTTTGTAAATTGTGCCATTTTAAAATTTCCTTTAAATAGTTTGAGACCTGCTGTCCCATACTAATATTTATCTTTTGTTTCAAAAAACTCGGTTTTAAGTGTAACAAATAATGTTTTTAGGACTAAATAATATCATGAACTAGAGGTTAATATGTGTAACTATTGCGGAACTAAACATCATCGTAAAATATATGAGAATCATCATGGTACTATCCCCATTGACAGTCAAGGTAGGACATATGATATTCATCACTTAGACGGCAACCATTCAAACAATGACCCTAGTAATTTGACCGCATTGACTATCCAAGAACACTATGATATTCACAATAGCCAAGGAGATTACGGTGCCTGCATTGCGTTAGCAAAACGAATGAAACTGACTCCTGAGGAGCGATCTGCGTTAGCGACTAAGCAACAATTAGAAAGAAGCAAAAACGGAACTCACCATTTCTTAGGTGGAGAGTTGTCAAGAACAGTAGCAAAGAAAAGAATAGAAAGTGGTGAGTTTCAACAAACGAGTAGAAATACTCAATTAAAAAAAGTAAAAGACGGAACGCATCCTTTTCTTAAACAAAATAGAAAATTGAATATGCTAAACCCAAACAATTCATTTCTATTAGGTAAATTTGGACTAGATCATCCCAAGAGTGATAAGAAAATTCACAGTCTTACTAATATAGAGACACATGAAGTCAGGTCCGGAACTAGATCCGAATTAAAAGAAATGTGTGGATTAAATGATAATCACTTGTCCCGTCTTATAAAAGGACGAAATAAAACTCAATTAAATTGGAAGATAGTTTAGCCACGCGCTGCGAGATTTTGAGCACTAAAGCCCATTCTATCTACAAACTTAAGACCCTGACTGACAAAACCCTCTTGTGTTCTTGTACCATCTTGTAAATAGCCCTGCACAGGAGCTGTTTCAGCGGCTTTGTTTAGTTGATTTACTACAGACATTTTTAACTTATACAATTCAGTCCAAATAGCAAAGGCACCTAATACACCTTCTTTATTTGCTTCTAAATGCTGTGCGAGTTTATTACGCATACTATCAGTCATTGGTCGTGACTGAAAATACTCATAAAATCCATTTACTAAGTTATTAAGATTTTTACTAACAATCTTTTTATTAATATAAGTTGTGAACAAATTTTGAAAAGCACTTGCTGCTTGAGGTGCCGTATTCATTAGTTGATCTACTGCGTTACCATACTTATTAATAGCACTCTGTGCATTTTTTACTAATGACATATCTATCTTAATATTAGGAGTGATAGGCATTTTAGCAGGGACAATAGCAACATTGCTATTATTCTTAAGTTTTCCTATATTACCATTTAATGGAGTAGCCTCATCAGTAGTCATTGCGGTTGCTGGTATGAATTGATGTACAACTATACCTGCTTGTTTTCCAGCTAACTCTTTACCTATTTCACTATTTGGATCTACTGTATATGCTATGCCGTTTGGATTAGCTTTGAAATGAAACAATCCATCACGACTGGGTTGTAATGGCTGACTGAATAATAAGTCACCCCAATAATATCCTTTACTACGATCAGATTTTTCTAAACCAGGCCATATTTCTTGTATTATCTGGTGCAATCCAGTTCTGTCAACACCACGATCCATATCATACTTAACAAACTGTTCCGGACTATAAACTTGACGGCCTGTACCATCTTTTTTATTGAACATATGTTTGTCCATAATACTAAATTTACCGTCAAGGCCACGACCAAATATCAATGCTGGATAACCATCCCATTTGATAGTGATTGTTTTTGGATTCTTTACTGTGTTAACAATGCCATTTACTGCACTATTAGCACCCTGACTACCACCTAAGAATACTAAATCTTCAGGATGGTCTAAATGTCCCTTGCCTTCAACTATAGCAATTTCATCTAATTTGTTGGCTAGATAACTTAATGATTCACTTAGATTCATTTCTGCCCCCAAACTTTATATTCTTTACCTTCAGTGACATTTGTAGGGTTATTTTTTTGCGCGGCCGCCGCTAGTTTTGCTTTTTTGTTTTGTTCTACTTTTTGTTGAAGATATTTTGCAATTTTAGTAGTATTTGCCGAACCAAGACTATCAATCATTTCCCTTGCTCTCAATAATTGATTACTTTGTGGATTACTTTGTGGATTACTTTGTGGATCTGCTGGCTGTTGCTGTCCTACAGTTTGTCCCGACGTCCAATACAATGCGTAGGCTGCTTGTGCTAATTTTTTGAATGCGTCTTTTTGTGTATTGTTTGCGTAACCTTTTTCTAAAGCATCACAATATGGCTTTAATGACTGTGTATTAATGCCCGGCATATACTTCTGTAACCAAATTTGAGCATATGTACTAATAGTGTAAGTAGGTTGTTGAGTAGGTTGTTGAGCAGGTTCTTCCGCAGGTTCTTCCTCCATTGTAGGCTCTACTCTATCAGCCGGGTTATTATTTACCGGAGGGGTTTTAAATTTGTTTGCAATTCCTTTTGCAAAGTTTGCTAGTTTTTGTCCTGTTCCTTGATTTACATTACCTTGATTTCCAGTAACTGGTCTAGGGTCCTGAATCAACCCCGACTGAACTCCAGCATAAATATTTGTGCTAAGTTTACCAATGAGGTCTTTCATGGCGTATTCTTGTGCCATTCTGTCTCGTCCCGATAATCCAGCTTGTGGGTTTCCAGATAATGTTTGCCCTAACTTTTGAGCAGCAGAACTAAAGAATCCCTCTTTAATTTCATTGGCCTTCATTAGTGTTTTTCCTTAAAGATTTGGCAAAACGCTCACGGTCTTTACTCTTAATAGCACTTAGTAACTTGCGCTCTAGTAATTCTGCCTGATCTTGCGGGTAATGACGGCTAATTAATTCTATCAAATTAATAGCACTTGTAATAATATTGCTGGCTCTACTCTCAATGATATGAGATGTATCCCTATTATTACCAAGTTCTTCTAGTTCCTGTAACAGGCTTTTTGTTTGCTTTTGCATATAATTATCCTATATGTATTTATGCTACTTTTGGAATAATCATTTCTTTAAAGAATTCAATAAACTCTTGAGTTTTGTACTAGCAACATCAGCAACAATGTGCTTATTTGATGCTTGTAATACTTCACCTGTGTTTTGATCAACTACTGTATCTGATGGATTGAATGTAGACTGTGGCTTCAAATAACTCATAATGTCGCTGGGACTAGGCTTTGGACTATACTTTGCTTGTTGATCTGCATATCCATCAGGATCTTCATCTGTGATACGCATGGTTTCAATGTTATATTCCAAGTCAATCTTCTGTCCTACACCAGTACTACTACGACTTTTCATACACTGAATCTGATACTTACCACGCTCACGCATACTACGGCTTGTAAAGATACCAAAAACGTTATCTGCTGTGTTAATCTTACTGATACCACCAGCAATGTGACTATGATCAAATTCAATTTCTTCAACCGCACTGCGATTCAACTGACTTGCTGTTACCAACAATATACCTAATTCTTTAGCCAAATTACGCAATTCTTCACTAACATACTTGTCTTTAATAAACTGATCATTAGGATTAACTTTAACACTAACAGGCATAACTAAGTCTAAGTAGTCAACCATAACAAAGTCAACTTTGATTCCTGTTTGAATCTGTACTTCTTTTAAATACGCACGAATATCATTGACATTGCTTTGTGCGGGCATACCTTTAACACGATATTGTCCAGACTTCTTACCAATCATTTTAACTTTGAGTTCAGTTCCCTCTATGTCTTTACGAATATCTCTGGTACTCATACTGGTCAACATAGCATCAGTACGCAAACTGGTCAATTCTTCTGACAATTCTAATGAGATATAAACACCGCTTAATCCTGCTTGTAACCAATTCAATGCGATATTCATCATAACAAGTGATTTACCTGATCCACTACCACCTGCAAAGATATTCAATTCACCACGACTAAAACCACCATACAATAGTTTGTCCATCTGTGGCCAGCCTGTGCTAACTTGTCCACCGTTGTTAAAATACTTGTTGATACGACTTTTAGGGTCAGCAAAGTAATCTGTACCCATGTCTTTTTGTAAACTGATTTGAATAGCATCTTTAATCAGTTTTTCAATAGGACCAAAGTCCTCTTTCTCAAGCATGTCGGCTGCTTTAAGAATTGCTCGTTCTAATTCTTGTCGTTTAGTAAATTTCTCAAATTCTTCTAAAAATTTTTCTGTGTGACCGGGTGTGACATTCTCAATCTGTTCTAACTTGATACCCGTAGTTGCTTCAATAAACTCAGGTTCAGGAATTGTGCTAAATTTTTCTGTGCTGTCTTTAAATAATTCTACTACTGGTCTTAATGATTTGTCAAAGTTCTGTGAGTTAATAATATTAGCCACACGTGTATAAAGTGTAGCATCTGTCAACATCATCTTTAAAAACCACTTTTGTACTTCTACTGAATATTCTACTTTAAATTCCGATTTGTTTGCCAATTTGTTTTTTCCTTAATTCTATTTTTATTTTACTATTTGTAGCACTCTGTAGTATACTTAATAGGGTCTGTAGTTTTCCATACTTAACTACTGCGTCATTTACGTCTTTTACACCAACTCCCCATTTAGGTAAACTTACTTGATAACCTAATTCCAACGCACGATCACACAATGTTAACCCAGTCTTATCTTGATCTGGCACTACAATCATAGTTCTGTTAAGTGTGCTTAATAGTTCTGCCTGTTCGTTGCTTATATCATCATGCATTAATGCAACGCCATCTATACTTAACGCATCAAATATACCTTCAGTTACTATACATACATTCCAGTCTGGCTTCTGCATGTCTATGTTGAATACATAACCTTGTTGTTGTTCATTTAAATATTTAGGTGTTCTATCATCTAGGAACCTACTTGTGTGTCCTACAATCTTATCATTGTAAGTATAAGGTATAATTACCCTGTTAGCCATGCGACCGACTTCGTGTGGAGTAATCATAAAGGGATATTCATCAATACTTATACCCCTGCGTTGCACATAATCAACATATACTTTGTGTCGTATGTTGTTTTTATCAAGCAATTCGCCCTCAGGCAATTTGTGATCCTTGAACTTGATTTTGATTTTCTTTTTTGGTTTAGTAAAATCTAGTAAATCTTTGTTCTGTAAACTTTCTAAATTCCAACGCTGTATTTGAACATCGTCTATACCACACCAAGTTAATAGTTGTCTTGTTTTATATGATATGGTTCTGCCTATTGTGAAGTTACATTTGAATCCACAATTGAAACAATGATAGGTGAAGTTTGGACCTTCACAATGTAGTCCACCACGACTTCTACGATCAGATTTATGTCCGAAATGGCTACAACAAATAGCGTTGAAACTGATCCAACCGCTACTTGTATTCTTTTTTCTACCTGGAATTATAGATAGGATATCAAACATTTAAACATTGTAACATATTGTATGTAACATTACAATGCTTATCGTGAATAAATGTTTCCTATTTCTCCGTAATCACTTACGAATTGTAACCTTACATATGGGTGAAAACCCTCTACAACATAACCTTTTGTTGCTGTAAGATTGGCTGCATTTGTCTCAACCAAGTCAACTACATACCAATCGTTGTCAACTAATGTTGAACCCAATATTGCTACATTACCACTAAAATTATTATATTCTACACTAAATGTCAATACAGGATTATCATTCGTTTCCAATGTGCTACTATAATATGTTTGTGTGTTGCTTGGTAAATCAAAACTTCCACTAATCTGTAGATTAGGGAAGGGCTGACCTGTTGGTATACTTATTTGGTTGCTTGGAACAAAACTTGGTAATATACTATTTACAATATTGATATCACCTCGGGCTCCGGCATTTGCGTCAACAAATACAGGGAAGTCAAAATCACCAACTGGAATCTCAAGTGTATAATAACACTTTTGTGGGTCTA